TCATGTAATCTGCGGGTAGAACTTGATCCGCACTTCGCGCTTGCCTGGCCGTTTTCCGTTACCGCTATACTCCGCGCGAATTGCGATGACGTAGCACGTTCCGAGTAGCGTCGGATCAATGATGTCCAGCGGCTCATTTGTTTTCAGCACATTCGACGGCACCTCATGCCAGTCGCCTTCGTCCCGGCATTTGCAGCAGCAACAATGTTCACTCATGTCGGCTGTTTATCCCATCGCTCGCTTACCGTCAACCACAAAAAGAAACCGCCGCCCGGAAATGAACGAACCGGGCGGCGGCTTTGTGGGGATGCGCTACAGCGAGAGCGCGGGCGAATGCTTTAGACGACCTGCTTGATGCCGACGCCAATGAGCGACGTGCAGAACGTCGCCGTGGTGCCGGTCACAACGTGCCGCGCCTGAATGTAGCGGCGGACGCTGCGAGTATCGAGGTTGACGGAAACCTGCCCGCTATCGGCGGTGATGGCCGCGAACGTCGGCGAGGTCAGCGTGGCGAACGTGGTATTGTCGGCGCTGTCGAGCAGGTTGACCGTGAGCGTCGTCGAGCCATCTGCCGCCGCGCCTGCGTGCGTGAGGATGAGTTTTACGCCGCCGATGTAGTCCTGAAGGTCCACGCCCGCAATGGTAGCGGTGCCGGCGGCAACGAGGATGTTTTTTTGGAGCAGCGTGAAGGCGGATGTTACGCCGTTGATGTCAGAGGGTGCGGAGGCCATAGGTGGTGATGGTGTTTAGGTTGTGCGGGCGGGCTTCTGTTACGTGGTCGAGATGCTGAAGGACTTGGCGTGCCGGATGGCAACGTCGCTGAGTTGCTGCATCACGATGCGGACCTGCCCCTGGAGGCTAAGCGAGTAGGGGTCAACGATAACCTCGTTGCCGGCCCAATCGCCAATGATGAGGTCGCTCCAGTTGCCGAAGATGGCGCTCGGGAGCGTGGTAAGCTGGTTCGTGGCGCGGGCCGGGTATCCGTTCACCATGTCGTTTTTCCAGACCGGGTTCGAGTTCGTGCTGGAGATTTCCGCGATGAGCTTTGCGTTGGCCTTCGTCTGGACGGAGACGAGATAGCCGAGGCTTCCCATGTCCGCGTTGTTCAGGGCGACGTTCGCCTCGAACTGCACGGCGTTCGCGTAGGTCATGCTGTTCGCGCCAGCAAGCGTGACGCTGGTGGATTTGTTGGCGGTGAGGTAGATGCCGAGCGGCTCGCCGGAAACGCCCGAGCCCTTCAGCGCGGCGCGGTCTTTTTCGATGGCGAGCACGGCCATGAGGTCGTTGCGCACGAAGCTCTCCACGTCCTGCGAGGATTGCGAGAGCAACTGATACGTGAACGCGGTTGCCGCGGCGAGCCGGTGCGGCGTGAGCGCCACCTGGCCAACCGACTGGTCGCTGGCGGTGATGGTGCCGGACTCGGAGAGCCAGCTTGCCGTTGCGCCGCCGGTCTGCGACGGGATGGCGAGGTTGCCTTGCAGCCCGGTAAGCACGCGAGCGCCCAGCGCGACGACGTGCATTTTGTTCCGGTAAAGCTCAATCATGCTCTGGCCCTGCGCGCCGCTCTCAATCATCGCGCCTGCTGCGGAGAACGTGCCTGCGGTCAGAGCGCGGCTTTGCATCACGTCCTGCGGGATGAAGAAACCGGAGGTGTCCTTGCCGATGAGCTTTGCCACGGCGTCGCTCGCGTCCTTTTCCAAACCGTCCAGCGGCTTCTTTGCGGCGAGGCAGTTGATGGCGCGAACCAGCGAATAGCCGGAGAGGTCGCGCTTGCCCATGCCGATCGTCGGCTCGGTCGTCACGCGTGTCACGCCCTCGAATGCGTCGAGAGCTTCGGCGCGGAAGTCCTCGAAGATGGCGTCGCCGCTCTTGTGTTTCGTGGCGATTTCCGCCGCGGCTTTCTGCCACTGCGGATTCTTGAGGCCAGCAACGTAGGAGTCGATTTTCTGGCACCGGGCTTTGAACTCCGCGACTGCGGCGTTGCGCTCGGATTTCGGGTCAATGGTTACGGTCGGGGCGGTCGTGGGTTCGGGCATAGGTGCGGGTGGTTGTGTCGCAATAGGAGGCTTTTCCTCCGTCTTGCAAGCGATTTCTTTAGGTGTGATAACAATTTGCCGAGTTGAAGCATTCTCCGCGTCGCGTCCGACGCCGCAATTTGTGTCGGCCTCGATGGTGCAAAACGAAAACTCGTGCGGCTCCCATTTGAACTTGTAAACAGGAATGCCGTCTTTGTCCCCGATGTGCTTTCCTTTATCGACGATTCGATAGCCGACGCTCGTTCCGACAAGTGAGCCGTTCTCAATGTCTTTCTTTTTTTCCTGCGCAAACGCGGACTCGCTCCAGAGCACGTCTTCAAGCGTTCCTACGTCGATCTTGTGCCCGTCGTTTTTGTAACCTTTTGCGCGCCCGATATGCTGGTCGCGGGAATGATTGAAAAGAATCGGAAGCCCGAGGCGTAAACGCGAATCTTTCACGCTGCCAGCGTCGTGCCCAAGAACTTCGTAATACTCTTCGCCGCTCTCCCAATCGTAACGCAAGTAAGGCTCGTCCGAGGAAATCGAAATGCGCAGCGACTTTTTCCCGTCGTTTGTCTCGGGAACAAGCATGACCGCCCGCTGTAATTGCGTTGGAATTGTGATTGTCTTTTTCATGCTGCGACTGCCGTAAACCGGCTTCCCTTTGATGTATTTTCGCTCACCCAGAGCGGCTGCAAATTGGTGTAATGAAAGCACTTCTTTTGTTCTTCCAGGTCCATCATGTCGAACGATGCGACCGGGCGTTTGTGGTCAATGTGCCACTCCGACCGATTGTGCCATCCCATGCCGGGTTTGAATTGTGATTCAATCCACGTTTTCAATTCTTCCCGAGTGCATCCGACGAGATTCAATGCGCTCGTCAGCTTTTTCGTTTTCCTTGCTCTGAATCTTACCTCGTCATGCAGTCGAGTGCGCAGCCGCTTCACGATTACAAACACAGGGTCAGTCATCCCTTGGTGATGATGCCGACGCCTCCATGCCCTGATTTTCTCGGGGTTTTCTGCCTTATACTTTGCAACTGCTGCTTTGATTTTTTCCGGGTGGCGCAAGCGATATTCCTTCGTCCGTTGTGCGCCGCTTTTTCTGGCGGGCCTTTCCTTCTTTTCCACCGGAATATATTTCGCCCTTTGCTTTGCCAAAACTGATTCCCTGTTTTCGGCATACGTCTCGCGAGCCTTGGCGTTGATTTTGTCCTTGTGCTGCTCGTAATACATTTTTCCCGATAGCTTACCGGCAGCGGACTGTTTCCACAGTCGGCGCTGTTCTTTCCTCCGCTTCAGTCCTTCCGGTGTGCGGTATTCTTTCACGGGTAATCAGTTGCGTTTCCCTGAAATCCACCGTGAACGGCGCGGGCTTGAATGGCTTTTTCTTAGCACGCCTTAACCTTTTAGTATCGTTTGCCATTTGTCAAATGCGTTTTTGCGCCGTTCGGTTTCTGCGGCGGCTCGGCTTCGTCGTCGGCGTCCGTTTCCTCGTCATCATCTTCCGGCTCCGCGGGTGCCTGACCTTGCCCCTGCTGCTGAACCGTTTTCATCGTGCCGATGCCGAGCTGATCCTTGAGCATGTTCGCTTCAGCCTGCTCAATGAGCACGTCCTCGAAATCAACGCCCATGTCGGCGCACTCGCGCTGGTCGGAACTGAAATGATTTGCCACCCGCAACGCCGCCGCGGTGACAGCTTTTGTTTCGTCCACCTGCGCCCAGCGCCGGCCTTGAAAGCACGGCTTGTTGAATTTCGCGTATTTGCTCAGAGGGAGCGGCACCGCGCCGGTGATGAGCGCCATTTCCAGCGCGTTCTCGAAGATGGGGATTTCCGCTTTCTCAATGTCGAAGTCTTGCAAGAGCATGCTGATTTCGTTCGTGTCGAGTTTGCCGAGTCGGCCCGCGGAAAAGTTCACGCTCTCCAAGTCCCACGCGAGGGACGTATAATCGCAGCCCGGCATTCCCGCGGCCATGCTTCGCAACGTCGCCTTTCGAAACTCCGCGACGTTCGCGTTCGGATGCGTCGGGTTGTTCGCTTGGAACTTCACGCCCCACGGCAGCGCGTGAACTTCGCCGGGTGCGAGTTGATGGTGCGGGAGTCCGGTCTGCGGGTCGATTGCGATGCCGGCCATGCCGCCCTCGGGATTCACATCCGAGTAAAGAAAGCCCGTCTTGCACGCGCTCTCCCGCCACGCGATAACCTCCGCGAGCATTGCCTGGTCGAGTTGTCGGCTGGTGGGAATCGTTGCTGCCACCCAAGGCGCGGGCCGCGTCGCGTCGCTATCAACGGCGCGGGCGTAGTGGATGATTTCCTCCGCAGGAACGCGGGCGTGATTCGCGCCGCCGTTGTAGCCGATGCTTCCGGGGACGGTGAATTGCCAATCCTTCGGCTGGCGTTTGATGAAATGATACGCCACCGGAACGCCAATGCCCCATGCGCTGTTCTGGTATTCGATGCCCATGCGGATTTCGTTTCCGTTTGGCAACACGATGTTCAGCAAACGGTCGCACCATTCCGCGTTTATCATCTGCAACGTGAATCCCATCGCGTTCACCTTGGGGTCTTTGATGAGCCGGATGAAAAAGTCCCCATCCCGCAAGGCGGAAATCAATCGCAGCTGGCGAATCGTTTTGTAATTGCGCGTTCCGCGTAGGTCTGCAAACTGCGCTTTCTGCCATTCACGCCACCATGACTCGACCCGCTGATTCGCATAAACGTCCATCGCACCCACCTCAATCATCGCGACGCCACGAAGGACCGAATCCAAAGAGCGCGACTCAAGCTCGTCGGCCAAACGAAAAGCGCGGTAAGCCTCGGGAGTCTTTCCCTCGCGGGCAGATGCCCATTGGCGCAATCTGTTGATTCGTTTTTCGTGCGAGACTAGCGCCTGCTTTTCCTCGGGCGCGTAAATCACTCGGTCCTCAGTCTCCTTAATCTTCATGCGGAGCATGATGCCTTGCGCGCCAAAGACGTTCGCCCAAAGCATCTCCCGATATTTGATGTAAAAAGGGTTGGTCTTGAACAGGTCGCGCACGCGGTCTGTGAGCGCGTATGCGTTGCGCCAAAGGTCCGCGTCGTCGCCGAGTCCGTTAAGCGGCCAATCATTGTTCATGCCGCCCACGCTGGTAATCTGCTGCCAGCCTCGGCTCTGCTTTTTCTTACGGTTGAATGGCCAAAATTTCATGGGTTTGTGACGAACTGG